CTGAACTGGCTGTCGGTCAACCCCTGCAGCGCCTGAGCCAGCGCCAGCTGGGCATCGCCGACCCGCTGGGCATCCTGCAGCCGGCGGGCGGTCAGCTCGGCGGAGCGGCTCTCCAGATCGATCGCCTGCCGGGACAGCTCCAGCCGGCCCTGGGCCAGCTCCAGAATCCGCTGGCGCTTCTCAACCTCGTTCCGGGAGGCCTCCTGCTCGATCTTCGCCAGCTCCAGCACCTTCTGAGCGCGGGCGGACTGGGTGGCGAGAATGTTCTTGTCGCTGCCTTCGGAGGCACCGCCGGTCTTGGCTTGCCCTTGCTTGGACAGCAGTGCGTCGTAGCCCCGGATCTCCTCGCGCAGGGCCTCCCGCCTGGCGCCGAGCATCGCCTTGTCGGCATCGGCCTGGGTGAGCTTGCCGGCGGTGACCCGGTCGATCAGCGCGGCCTCGGCCTCCAGGGCGGACGCGCCGATGCGCTGGGCGTAGAGGGCGTTGGATTCTTTCTGTGCTTTTACCTGATCGTTTAGGCGGCCTTTAATGACATCCAAATTAGCCTTTTGGGCATTAGCTTGAGCAACGTTATCTGGATTCTTCTTCCTAAAGTTAATCGCCAGCTGCTCAAAATTACTTACAGCCTGCTGATAGCTTTGCTCGGTCAGAACGTAGTTCCCTAGTCCATCCTTGCGCACCTTGGCGAGGGCAATCGCGTTTTTCGATATTCGGTCAAAATCCTGTTCACTTAGGTTGAACTGCTTTTGCAGTCTGTTCAGCTCGCCAATAAATCCGGCGCTTTCATTACTGAGACCGCCCGCTTTCCCAGGGCCGCCGAAGGGATTCGAGCTGAAGCCGAGCTCGACGCCTTGCTGCTGGATTTTCAGCTCCTGAATCGCTAGCGTGAGTTGTTTTACGGTTCCAGTTACCAGCGGCAGCAGATTCTGCCCAAACGATTGCTGCAACGACTCCCACTCATTCGTGAACCGCTGCAGATTCTGCGCCGCCGTCGGCATCCCTGCAGCCCCAGCGGTCAGCTCATTCAGGCCCTTGGTGAACGCGGGGAAGAACCGATTCGCCGACAGCTGGCCGGTCTCCACCAGCTTGATCAGCTGTTCCGTCGACATCCCCAACCCCCGAGCCGTTGCCGCCAGGGCGATCGGCAGGCGCTCCCCGAGCTGTTGCCGTAGCTCCTCCATTGACACCGTGCCCTTGGAGGCGATCTGCTGCAGTGCCAGGAACGCACCATTCACTTCATCGTTGGACAGGCCCAGCGCCATGCCCGCCCGCGAAACGGCCTTGAACAGGGCCTCCTGCTGGGCGATCGGCACGTTCGCCGCCGTGGCCGCTGCGGTGAACCGGCCGTAGGACCCCACCAGGGAACGGAACGACAGGCCCAGCTCATCGCTGATCCCCCGCACGAAGCTCAGCGCTCCACTGGCACCCTGGGGGCCGAGCGTATTGGTCAGGCGCCTGGTGGCGGTCTCCAGCTCGATCGCCTGCTGGATCGACGAGCGGAAGAACCCGGTGATCGCCAGGCCCACCCCGATGCCCCCCAGGGCGGAGTAGGCAGCCGATGCCAGGTTCACCCCCCTGGCCGCAACGCCACCGGCATCCCCTGCCTTGCGCAGCTCCCGCTCCACCCCGGCGATCTCCCGCTGCAGCGCCCGGAACTTCTGCGAGCCGATCGCCACCTCGCCGAGCTTGGCGTTCAGCGCATCCAGCTGCGCCCGCAGGGCCACGATGGAGCCGGGATCGGCGTTGATGGTGACGCGGCGGCGGTTGATCGCCTGGATCAGATTCTGCACCTCCCTGATCTGCCGCTCCGCCTCCGCGAATTCCGTCGAGTCCACGGCGATCCGGGCCTGTTGCTGCTGCAGCCGGGCCAGCCGCGCCGTCAGGGCGTTCAGGCTCCGCAGGGACGATTCGTTGATCCCCTCGCTCAGCTGGCGGCCGATCCCCTGCCCCGCCTGCTGCGCCCGGTTCTCCAGCTGCTCGAACCCCCGCAGGATCTGGGAGAAGTCCCCACCAACCGTGTACTGAAAATCACTCATACCGCCACCGCCAGTGTCACGTTGGTCCAGCGAATCACCACCTGGTCGATCACCCCGAGTCCATCGCCGGGGGCATCACCCGGCACGTCTGCAGCGGTGGCCCCCGGCAGCAGGGCGATGATCCGCTCGGCGACGGCCTGGAGCTGCGCCGCGGTCTTCCAGCCCATCACGTAGATCCTCCAGGTCGGGTTCGTCGCGGTCTCCTCCATCAGCACCCTGGGGGCGAACCCCGGCACGCGGGTGATCACCACCTCGATCCCGCTGGCGGTCGTGCCCTCGGGGAGCCTCTCATTGGCCGCCAGCACGGCCACCGCCGGCCCGGTCGCGCCCGTGGGGCTGGTGTAGCTGCCCAGCGCTGCCGACACCACCGGATCGGCCACCAGGAGGTCGTAGATTTGCTCAGCCGTGGCGGGGAGGGTCACAGGGCCTACAGGCGTCTCCTCAGGTTTCCGGGAAACTGGGGGAACTCAGCCACGCACCGATGGAGATCCCCCTGCACGAGCAACTCCGCAACCACCAGTGGCGGCAGATGATCACGGCGGCCGGCCCGGGTGATCTGGAGGCCCTGCGCACTGCGGCGCTGCTGATCCTTGACTACGCCATTGCCAGCCGGGGATTCGCCCTCCAGCAGGCAGCCGCCCTGCTCCCCAGACAGCAGGAAGCCCCGGCCGAGTGAACGACCGGGGCTTCGTTCCGCCGCTGATCAGCCGTCCGTCTCATAGGGCCCGTAACCCCGGATTCCGGTCGAGTATTTGATGATCGTTCCGGCCTCGCGAGGCTCCTCGAAGGACTGGAAGCGACCGAAACCGTAGTCGGCCTTGTTCACGTTCACCGGGCCCAGCACCAGGTACTTGATCATCAGGCCCGCGCGCACCTTGTCGCGAGAGGCGATCCGCATCAGGCGGTACGCGGCGTCGGCGTAGCGGGTCTGGCCGGCCACGGTCCAGCTGATCGAGCTGGAGGTCGCCATGCTGGTGTCGAAACCCTTGGCCTCGTCGTCGTAGGTGACGGTGGTCTCCTCGTTCTCGCCCTCGTTCGGGCTGCAGTTCGTCAGGCCCAGCAGGCGCACCGGGGGATCGGTGCCATCGAGCGCCAGCACGCCGCTCATCGCGGTACCGGCCGCCACGGCGGCATCGGTGACGTTCGCGGTGTCCAGCGCGTAGGTGAGGGTAAACGGCGTCGAGGTGGTGACGGTGGCCACGGTGAACACCCCGTTGAGCGCGGCGAACGGCGCCGGCAAATCCTTGACGATGATGGTGCTGCCCTGAGCGATCCCGTGAGCAGCACCGAAGGTGAGGGTGACCACGTTGGTGGCGACTGCGGCCCGGGTGATGGTCTTCGGGGTGCCGCTGAAGACCTTGTAGGTGTCGCCGTTACCGGATGTCAGCACCGTATTGGCATTTGGCATCAGGGTGGCGCTGCTCATGAACTTCCCGACACCAAAGCCTGCATTCGGCAGCAGCAGGTCAAGGTCAACAAGGGGGGCCTTAATGAGCTGGAAGTACAGCTTGAAGCCGTACGCCTGATGAAATCCCTGGGCAGACATGGTGGTGCTGAATCGTGTCGACTCCATCAGTCCACCCCCTGGCAAGCCGCCCCAACGGCTTAGGCGATGGAAACCTGCAGGAAACGGCCCTTCCCCACCAGTGAGCTGTTATCCCCGTGGCGTCTGCCATGTGCCGGACGCGGGCCGGAAGCCATACCAGGCGCGGGTCTGGTATGCGGGCCGGTACTGGTCCCTCGGCTATCACGAGTCCGTCCCCCTGGCGGCGGCGGCCGTCAATCGGGTGTATCGGGAGATCGAAGAATGGCGAGAAATGCGCCTTCCGCCGCCCACACTGCACCCTCTGATCCGGGCGCGGGAGCGCAAACGGTCAGCCAGCAGCACGGCTCCGGATCCCCCGCCAGCCGGAACGATCGCGGCTGGTTGACGGCAGTGTCCTCGGCGATCAGGAACCCCCGCCAGCCGCCGGGCTCCAAGGTCGGGGCCAGCAGGATGGCGTCCTCGCTGATCAAGGCCAGCCGGGCCGGCGCGGGGTGATTCCGGCCTGCCTCCTCCAGGGGCGGATAGATCGAGAGGGCCCAGTCCGGGAACTCCTCGCGCTCCAGCAGGGCAAGCATCGCCGCACCA